AGTTTTCTTACGGAGCATCCCAAAAGTTATATTTTCAGCAACTTTTGTCCATTGATTTTCTATACAATTCACTACAATTGGATTAGCCATACAGTTGTTTAATCCCTTAATGCTTGTGCTAATGTACTGGCAGCATTACTATTGATATAAGTAACCTCAACAGCAGTCATTAATGTATCAAGGTCATCATCAAATTCTGAATTTGGAAATTCTCTTGTTTCTTTACATGTATTATCTACATCTTCTACATCTTCATTTAAATATACATAGCCGGCCTTCAAAAAAGGAGCTACATCATTTGCCCTTAAATATTTATCAATAATTCTTGGAACTATATATATTTTTAATCTTTTCTTTTTCAATTCCTGAATCAAACCCGTACCACTACTTTTATCCTCAATATGCATACCCTGTAATACTGCATCTGTTAAATTTACTCTTTTAGTGTTATGTTTATTATAAAATAATTCTGCTTGCTCCCTTAAAGTGGGTGCATCCGGCTTCCCTCTCCAATGGTCAAGCAAATATAAGCAATTGTCAAAAAAGCCCACCCCCCATGCTTTAAAATCAGTAAAATCATTTTTTTTTCCATCTTTTTGGGCAGTATCTATTGTAATAAATTTATATTTTAATCTTGGTAAAACTTTCCACCATCTATACCAATAGTCCTTTAATACATTACCACCTTCAACAACCGGAAAACCTTGATATAGACTTTCCCATGAAATTGAAGGCATCATATGCTTTTTCACCAATAGAAACTCAAGACTCTTTAATTCAGGAAAAAGCGGATCGCCTGTTTTCCGATATTTTTCATCTTTAGTAGCAATCGCCTGATAATTCTTATAAGTAATATTTTGAGAATTATTTTTTTTTTTTACTTGCTCTAAATAACGACCAATTAAGTCAATTGTTGACCAACGTGTCATTATAATAATTAAACCTGCATTTTCTGAAAAACGAGTAGTGAAATCATCTGTAAACCAATTCCAAATTCTTTCACATGTAATAACACTATTAGCTTGCTCTCGCCCTTTTACAGCATCATCAATAATGCCAATATCTAAAGTTTCACCTGTTATACTTCCGGAAACAGTTGTATTTCTAAATTGACCACCAGTAATGGTATTTTTTTCATCTATGATTTCAAAATGAAAAGCATTCCGACGTGGTGCATTTGCAACTGTTTTTGTTCTGCGACCATAAATTTTAGTATTTGGAAATATTTTTAAATATTTTTCACTTACTAAAGTTCTTTGTTGTGCATTATTACAACGGATACCCAATGTCTCAGAGTAACTGGCATAAATGATTCTTAAACGATTATCTAATCCTAAAAACCAAGAAATAGCATCCATCACACTGATACTTTTTCCATGTTGCGGAGGTGCTTGTAATATTAAAACTGGCTTTAAACCTTGTTGATATTGTGTATAAAATGTTTGAAGCTTTTTACAAATATCCTCTACAAACCAATTATACATTAACTGATTTGGATTTAAGTATTGACGAAAGGCCAAGAAATTTTTCCGTGCCTTTTCGATCCACCAACCTTCCAATAATTCGGCATCTTCATATGTCATCTCCTGACACACTCTTGTTTCTTAAAATTCATGGGATTTTATTTACAAATGCCACTTAAAGCTTTAACATAAGCGGCCGGAGGATGATCTTTTAGCCCATCTAATCCAGACTTTCCAAAATCTTCCCATCTGCCTTTCAACCGATCTAAAAATCTCTGCCATGCATTTGGGTTTATGGAATAATCACCATCTTCAGATAAATAATGAAGACAGCCAAAATGCCTAAAATTCATCACTCTTGGTGGTACTCTTGTTACTATATCATTATTGTGAACTACTCTATGAAAGCAATTTTCATATACACCATATAAAGCTTGAAAAGTACTATCAAAACAATTCCATCCCTTACTATTACGATTTGCTACTATTGACCTGGGTTCACCATAACCTATTTGATAATCCAAATAATAAGGGCATAACATTAAAGCTAATATCTTTGCTACAGCAGCTCCTTGACTATGTCCAAGAACAATAAACTGATTGTTTTTTATTAAACACTCTCCCATTAAAAATTCCTTAATAGATTGAGCATCTTCAAGAAAACCAGCATGAAATTCACCTAAATCAGTAGTTCTTTTGGCAAAATTAAAATTTGTTTTCCAATCATCCCAATTTGTAAATTCAGTGCCACGAATTACAATAGTTTTTTGATCATTAACTTTGCATACAAAACCTTGACAGTCAGTCTTTTTAATATCAAAAGTTAATACATCAGTAATTTTAGCCTTAATATGGCTAAATCTTAATTGATTCAATGGCTCATAAGATTGCTCACAAAGCTGCATCCCAACATATAACTCGTGCTTTGTAAGATTCTGATTTTGATGGGTTTTTAAGTGTGTCATTTTACCTCTCTTTTTATTTATATATCTTTATTTTCGTTCCACGTGGAACGTTTTATCTATGCATCATTAATTCGTTTCACGTGGAACGTTTTGGTTGATACTCAATATGTATATGGTCATCCTCAACAACAACATCAAAATCAATAGTTAAAGCCTCTTTTATAGCCTTCACAACTTTTTTTAGTATTTTTGACTTAAAATATCTCGTTCGCAAATCAGCTCCATTTCCACTATAATGTGCGCTTTTATAGGAATGCCTTCCATCTATAACGCTTGTGATAACCAAGTCTTGCCCATATCTTCTATAAATATCATTGCATACTATTAAAGCTAACATTAATTCAGGCTTTATTCCGCAAATTTTTACACCGGGTTTTATTTTCATTTTAATTCAATACCTTTAAACATACAATTACAATAGCAACTAAATTTGTAGATAACAAAGTTAAAATAGCTATTGCAATTTGATTAGTTCGAGTTATATGATTAGATAATTTTTCATCTAATCTTATAATAGCCTGATCCATATTTCTTACTTTTTCTTTTAAAGAATCAGTTGATTCCATGAGTCCAGAATGCTGCAAACAATTAGCACTATTCATTGATGTCTTCTATTTTTATATCAGGGATTGGTATTCCACGAGCTTTTAATCTTTCCTCAAAGCTCATATCTGATATTGCTTGATTAATAACTAAAGCTGGAGGATCTTCTGAAATTCCATAAACATTATATGAAAGTAATTTAAGTAATGTATTATTTACCCTATATGTTGGTTGAAAAGCATACTCGGCTAATTGATTCCTCCATTTTACTTCACCATAAAGTAAACCAGTCTCAATAGCCTCTTTAAACTCAGGATACTTTCCCATCCAATCGAGTAGCGTCGCCTTGGTTATCAACAATTTCCGACACACGTGCGCTTTAGTTTTGGCTGTCTTTGAATGTGCTAATAAATCAAAAGCAATTTTAGCATATTTTTTTTTATATCCTGCTGCACCAAAGCGGTGTTTTCTTGTTCTGCCCATATTATCTAAAGGGGGCTCATCTTGTGCTGGTATATATTTCATTTTTTTATTTTAAGTTTGGGCACAAATAAAAAACATTTGTGCCCAGTTACAAAAGGAGGTAATATGACATTAATAAGGGCTAAATTTACCCTTAAAATTCCTTATAGACTTATATTTTAAAAAAGTAAAGACTTTTTTTAAAAAAAATAAATAGACTTTTTAGGATTAACTTTTTTCCTTTTGCAAATTAATTATCTTTTTTTAATATAAGTTACGGTATTTATAGTGTTTTCATATAGGTGATTTTTTGAATAAAAAAATAAAAATTTAAATTTAGGGTTTAAAAAATAGCGTAAAACCTTTATAGTTAAGACTTTCCTTCATTTTCTTAGTTTTAAAAGACTTTCTACCCCTATATAGAAAAAAAATAAAAGTTATTTTTTTTAAAATGTTTTCATTTTTTTGCGGTGTTAAAGGTAAGGAACTCTAAATGCCCTAATTTTTTTTCCTATATCCTTGATAGTTAAAGGATTTACTCATTTTTCTAAACCCTAAATCTCTTTTATAATTTCTTTCCTAAAAAAGATATATTAAAAAAGTTAATATTATTAAATAGTTAAAAATAAAACTTTTTTAAAAAAAATAAAAGGATTTAAAAAGCCCCTAAAACCCTATCTATATTTTTATTATCAGGCACACTATTAATCCATCATTTTCTGTGATGATTCTTTTCCTCCTTTATTAATAATATTCTTTTTTTAGCTATATCAAAATAATCCTCATCCATTTCAATTCCAATACCTCTCCTATTAGTATTAAGACAACCTACAAGTGTGCTGCCTGATCCACAAGTAAAGTCTAAAACTAATTCATCCTCATTAGTGTAAGTCTTGATTAGGTATTCCATAAGTGTTACTGGTTTTTGTGTAGGGTGTCCTTTGCCATCTCTTTTTTTATCAGAGTTATATCTTAATATATTAAAAGGTGGCTTATACCATTGCCTTTCCATGCTTTGTCTAATTTTACCGCTTGTATAGTGCTCACTTATACCTTTTATACTATTATTTTTTCTATAAGCAGTTGTAAATTCAGCTTCGGTTCGTTTTACCATTTGCCTATTGTATGTGCATTGCTTTTTATAAAAAACAATCACACTCTTCATCATAAGGATCAAATAATGAATTATTTGTTCCGCAGTATAATTGTCTTTTTAAATTACGATCATCTCTCAATACATCCCATAAATTTTCATCAGCAGCTAACCAATTTTCATCCTTTAATTCAATTTCTAAAATATCCCAAGGAAGTCCATCTTTTGAAAATAAACACTGTGCAGAAATAGGCAAAAAAGCAATTTCTTTTTTATAGATTTTCCAAGGGATACAACATATTTTTCTTTTCCGAATTCTTTGCCTTAAATTTTTTGGATTTGCCATTTGATTACATTTGACATTATTTTTGTTAAAATTAAATTCCCAAATACACTATCAGCCATACTTCCTAAAAACCGTCCTAAAGACATTGAATTTTTATATTTATTTCCAAGTACATCCCTGATAGCATCTCCCAAATCAGTTTCACTACTTTCAAAAGCACCAAATGCTGCACTCATTATATCTTTTGTTGTAAAATGATCATATTGAAAGTTTTCATGTAATTGGGTCAAAAGTTGAATTTTACTAAGTTTAATTAAATCTTCTCTTTGATTTCTTTCAATTGCTTCATTTACATCTATTCCACACACTTGATATAAAGGCATTCGGACAAACTTATCCCATTCTTTAAAGCGAGTAGCTGTTTTCATTTTAGGTGCATTTTTTCCACTGTGAATAATAGATAGAATTGCTGATATAATTGTTTTTCGATTATCCATAGCCCATGATCCTATATTTTCTCGACTAAAGCATCTTTGATCAGGATGTTCCATTTTTGGGTTAATATTAATTGGATAAATACGAGTTGCAAAATCACCAACAAAACTAATCCCATTTCCTGTAAATAACCATAATACTGAACTGGGAACTTGAATAATTTTATTTTCACCTAATTGCCTACCTCCAAACATATCAGTGGACATAGCATTTGCTAATTTTGCTGATTGCACTGTAGCTCCTTGAGGTATATTGTCAAATAATACACAACTATGCCCTTCTTGAAAAATAGCCAAAAGATGCTTTCCAAGTTCCTCTTCATCTGATGTCCAATTTTGCGCAGCAACAGGTCTATTATATATAGAATAACTAATTAATTGCGCCATTGTTGTTTTACCACTACTTTGTGTTGGAGACACAATTCCAAAACCAGGCAATCCTGTATCCCCTGCAATTGTAGGGCGTTGAATGGCAGTCATCATAGTAGCAATTGCTACAGCCACATCTAATTCAGTAGTAAAAGGAAACTCAGCAAATACAATTTCTTTCAGATATTTAAAAGCCTCTTTTGCATTCATATGAGTTATTTTTAATTTATTGTGCAATACCGTATATAATCCTGTATGTTCATTATATCCTGTTTTTTGAACTAATTCCCAGTCATTATTAATAAAGGGATGTTCCACCACTCCAGTTAATGGTTTAAAATCTGGATGTTCTGCTTCACCAATAATGTGTAAAATAGGTGTTGGGCATGGTATATCCTTTTTCTTTAAACTTTGAAAAATTACATCTTGCTCTATGCGCCCAGCTAAGGGGTAATAAGGTTTTCGATAGAGACTAATAATTGGCATTTTAGGATAATCCACGCCTAATTCGGTTAATTTAGCACATTGCTGAATAGTTTTTGGTTGACTAAAAATTATAGAGGCAAGTGCTTTACCAATAACAAATATTTCAGGTTTATTGTTAGATTGTGCTAACTTTTCACAAGTTAATCTTGCACAATCACCATAATTTGTATGATCACATACAAGCTCAACAATACCTCGTTTTTTTCTTTCTTTAATTATTTGCTCTCGTGCCTCTTGACTATTTTTTTGTTCTATTTCTATTTTTGCCAATTTTAATGTTTGTTGGATTTCACGTCTCCCAAAACCTGTTTTTTTAATAATTTCACTAATAGCTATATTAAGGTCAATTGGAGGTAGGGATAAACATTTTATTGCAAATTGTGATTTAATATTTGATAGTGTTGATTCATTTAACCATTCTAATATATCTTCCAATATAGGCTGGTTAATTATCTCAATAGCACTATCAACTGCCCTATCAATATCATTATATCGCAATTGCCACCTATTATCTTTATTTTGAATATTATTCATTAAAGCTTTCAATAATTCTTTTATAGCATTTTTAGGCATTTTTTGTTGTGCTAAAGCTAATGCGGTTCGATTCAAAGAATGATGATAATCATGCTCAGTCATTATATCTGCAATAGATTCAGTTAAATTAAACTTTTTTTCTGTTTTATATTGTTTAGTATTAGAATTAAAGATTGGGAAAGAGTCTAAGTCCCATATAACCTCGTTATATGCTTTATTGTTATATTTAATATGTTGTTGTATTGGATCAGGAGCATTTAAACATTGGCGAGGTTGAATATAAATTGGTTGTTGTGCTTGATAAATAGATGTATCTAAACATGATATGTTTAAATGTTTAACGGCTTGTTTAAAAATTTGATTTGAATAAGATTTATGTAGCCAAAACCATAAATGACATTTTAATTTATTAGTTGTTAATTGATAGGATGCAGAATATTGATATATATAACTACATTGATGAAAAGGCTTTGGCAATTGCATTTTGATAAATTGCTCAATTGCAAGTACATTAAATTGATTTGTTTCAAAACCATCAATGTCAAAACAAATTAGATGAGATTGATTATCTGTAATTGTTGGATTAATTCCATCATTTTTATTTCTATATCTTCGCACCATATTATTTGTATTTGTTCCATCAATAATTTTACCACAAATATAAAAACAAGATTGCTGTGAGTATTTTTCTATTGCTTCAAATGCCTCCGGTAAATTTTTTACTAATGATATATGCCCTTGAAAAAATTTTCCCATCTGATAATCTTTTTGCAAAATCCATTGTTCATCCTTATATATATAAGTTTTTGTTGGAGTGCCTATTTTCGGTTGTAAAAATGTTAAAATATTCATACTATTCCTTTAAAATCATATAGTTAAAAAAAATAAAAAAACTCTTTACTTTTAAAAACAATCAATATATATTGAATTTAAAAGTTTAGTAATAGGGTTTAAAGACTATATATCCTATTTTTTTAAAAAAAGAAATTTTAATAATAAGGGGGTAAAACAATGCAAATCCAATGGTGTGAAAAAACTAACGAGCTATTCGGCAATCCTATGATTAACTTTTTCGAGGGTCAATCTTCGATTATAAAAAATGGAAAACCGGCTATGTGGCGAGTTATACAAACGATTCAGAATGATAGGATTTTTTGGTGTGAAGCTCATGATAGCATTTTACACCAACATCCAAATATAATGAACTTAATGTGTACAACTCATAGTGAAGTTAAGCAAGAATGCCAAAGGAAACAGGACTTGATGGATGGAGCATTGACAGAGGAAGCTGTCATGGATAAACAACTGCGATTAAAATATATTGCAAAGAAATTAACATTATATGAACTCTCAACTATTATACAATTATTTGAGTTTATTGCTGAGTTCCATATAGTAAGCATTATATATAATCCTAATATCTATAAAGAGAATCCTTTAATGGCGACACATCCAAAAGCATCAACCTTTTATCGTCCAAGTAGAAAAAAACCAACCAAGCATTACATAAAGGCATTGGCCGATATTAGATTTTTGACGATTGATGATATTACGGTATTTGAGGTTGAAAAGGAAAGACGTTCTGCTGATTATCAAAAGTTTAAATCTTTTATTAAATTAGAAACTGAAAGATTAAACTCATGATATATTAATCACAATCATAATTAATAAAGGAAAGAAAAATGCAACCGATTGAAGAAAATAAAGCTACAAAAGCACAATTAATTAATTGGCTAATTACAGAAGATAAAAGTACAAAGCATAAAGCTACTAATCTTAAAAGATCTGTAAAGGCCGTACTATTACAAATGGTTAGAAATGTTAAATATGGGCTAATTCTGGAAAAACATCACAATATTAAAAAAAATGTTAAAAAAGAACTTAAGCCCAAAGCAGATGAGGAAAAAGTTATAGAAAAAATAGTTGAGAATGGCGCTATTGTGTTAGATAATAACCACAACCCAAAAATTGTAAAAAAATCTAAGCTTGCAGCCAAAGCCGAACCGGATTTTGCAACTGAACCTATAGCCAAAACAGAACCGGATTTTAAAATTGAAGATGAGCTTAAGTTTGAAGATGAGCCTGAATTTGAAATTGAAGATAAACTTGAATTTGAAAAGGAAGATGAAGCAGATCAAACGGTATTTAAACAAAAGGATGGTGCTATTGTATTAGATGATAATCTCAACCCTACAATCATTAAAAAGCCTGCAACAGGATTAAGATCATCCGGGATTGAACCTGTTAAGATTAAAAGTGATCCGGTTGAATATAAAGCCAAAATAAAACCTCAACTGGCAGAACTTTCTAAAAACAAAACAGAGCGTATGATTGAGGAATTAGACCAATTGATACATGGACAGGAAATTGACCTTTCTGATCCTGATTGTGAACCTAAATCTGAAATTAAAGGTGATCCGGCTAAGCATAAGCCCAAAATAGAACTTCCAATGGATGAAGATTGTATTACCAGGACAACCATTAATGATGACTTAGATGAAGACTGTGTCATCAAAGCAACTGATGTAACTTTTGCTGGGCATTACTTTGCAAAAGCTACAACAAAGAATCCTGCTATATCCCGAGTAAAATGGCGATGTAAAAATATGTATATTTTTACACAAGTGCGTGCCCGGATGAAGATTGAAGGTTTTATAGATAAGCATAATGGAACACCTGTGTATGAAAAAGATTCTGCACACCCAATCATAATATTTGAGGAAGATAGTGGTGATCGCAGAAAATTAAGGGATATTTTAAAATTTAAAATTAAAGGAAAAGATGGGTATAATGCAACAGGTTTAGCCAAGATAGAAAAGCAAAAACAAGAAAATAAAGTGAAAGCCATTGCATATAAGGCTAAAAAAGAATCTGAAACTCAAAGTTTAAAAGATAACGCCAAAAAAATTGACAAAATAAATGCAGATGAGCCTGTGAGTCCTGCAAAGGAATCTGCAAGCCTTAAAGCGGCTTCAGATTATTATGGGTGGAGAGTATGATAGAAAATATTGAAAAATGGATAATTGCTAAACAACAATTGAAAGAGGCAAAAGAATCTGAATTGAGATGTCGTGCAGACATATATGAGGAAATTGCCAAAACACACAGTACGATACTACCATATGGAAAGCAAAGTTTGACAATAAAACATGTGGAAGGGTCTTATAAAGTAATAATAAATGTGAGAAATCGTTTTACAATTGATTCAAAAGAGTTAAAAGCAATATGGCCATCATTATCTACTGAGGAATATAAAATTTTTAAATTTAAACCTGATTTAATTATGAGTGAATATGAAAAAATTCCTGAGCAATCTATGGTGCATACTTGCATACAGCAAAAGCCAGCAATGTGCACTCTCAAAATAGAGGAAATTTAACATGACATTATCATTTAGTAACACAGCAAAAATTGAACAGAAGTGTAAAATTCTGGTATATGGGCAAAGTGGGATTGGCAAAACATATTTAACTTCAACAGCTCCAAAACCTTGTATTATTTCCTCAGAAAAAAGACTAAGGACATTGCAAGAATTTAATATTCCAGTCATTTTTGTGGATAACCATCTTGATTTAGCAGATGCTTATGCCTTTTTGACAACTAATCCCAAAGCAGCAAGATTTGAAACAATTGTATTAGATTCAGTTTCAGATATTGCTGAAAGTACATTAGCTTTTTTCAAACAAAATCCTGAGCAAAATAATCCAAATCCACAAGCAGCTTACGGCTCTATGTCACAATGGCTATTACCTTTATTTAAAAAGTTCCGTGATTTAACAACACACAATATTTATTTCATTGCTAAAGTTGAAAAGATTAAAAATGAAATAGACGGAACACTTTTATGGTCTCCAGCCTGCCCTGGGCGAGTATTAACCGATAGTTTGCCTTATATGTTTGATTTTGTATTTCCACTTAAAATAGGAATGACAAAAGATGAAAGGCAATATCGGTATTTGCAAACTCAACCCGATATACAATGGACAGCTAAAACTTGCATCAAAGGATTAAATAATATTGAAGAGCCAAATCTAACAAAACTTTTTAATAAAATCACAAAAGGTAATTCTGCACAACAAAATTTAAAAAAACCTCCGGAAAAACCTCCGGAAAAACCTCCGGAAAAACC